CTATGGAAGACGCATGAATAGGTCGACCTTGAAGTCGCTGGGATCACCGTGCCGCCCACCCCGCGCCTTGGTGTATACGATCTTGTCGATGACCTCTTTCAACAGCTGGTTCAGCTGCGCCGGATCCATGGTTGAATCAAATACATTTAGTAGATTCTCTACTTTTGGTATAATCTTTTTACGTCCGGCCTCGGCTTGCCGATACGTATCGGCTTCATGCTGCAGCTCGTCGAGCTGGTTCTGTAATTCCTGCCTGCGGCTGGAGATGCTTTGGGTTCGAGACAGGAAGATCTCAACGCTGTATATTTCCTGCTCAAGCAGGTCGTGCGCCTTGCTCAGCTGGTGATCCAGCGTCGCCAGCTCCTTTTCAAGGCGGCGGACGCTCTTCTCTGCGGCCTCGATACCCGCGGGCTTTTTGTCATGGACTCCTTCGATCGACAAACGATATTCCTCCAACCATTCTTGGAGCGACGTCCGGACCTTCGCGAGGATAAGCGGCAAATCGGCGCTGACGTTCGGGCAACCGGGGTATTGGCAGATCATAGATGCTTGGCGATTTGCATATGGCCTCCGTACCATCATGTGGCCGCAAACACCGCAGACGAGGAGTCCCGCGAGGGGATTTCGCATTTGCTTATGCGCGTCAAACCGGATAGGCGGGTTGTGTGCAATGTTCTCCTGGGCCGCATCCCATGTCTCCCGTGAGATGATCGGCTCGTGGCGGCCTTGCGTGACGATATAGTCGCGTTTTTTAGGACGCGAAATTTTCACATCGCCGCCCGAGATCGACTTGACGCCCGGCCGGCGGTTCCACCGGAGCTGCCCGCAGTAAACGGGGTTTTCCAGAATTGCCACAACAGAGTTGTAGGTCCACAAACCGCCCTTCCGGGTCGGTATGTGCAGGTCGTTGAGCCGGTTTGCGATTTTCTTGGAGCCCAGCCTTGTGGTTGTTCCGTCAGAATCAGTGGCCCCGAGCGTGTAAAGCTCAAAAATGAGGCGAACGGTTTCAGCCTCGTCGGGATCGGGCTCGAGCGTCCATCCCTTTTCATTTTGCAGCTTTACGCGCGTATATCCATAGGGCGGTATGTTGCCGGTGTACTTCCCCTCCATGACGGAGGCAACCCGCCCGCGCTGCAGGCGACGGTTGATCGTTTTATACTCACGGCGGCTCATGAAAAGGCCGAACTCGAAATACTCTTCGTCGAACTCGTTGTTGGGGTCGTAGATCTTCGCTGGTGTGACGATCTTGGTGTGGCTCAGCTTGAATGCCTGCGCCACGATGCCCTGATCGATCGTATCCCCGCGCGCCAGACGTTCCACCTCAACGACCAGGACGCCCTCCCACATGCCGCGCTCGACCTCGTCGAGCAGCTGTTGCATGACGGGACGGGCGGCAATACTATCCCCGGAGACGATCTCTCGGTATATTTTCGAGACGGGCAGATTCAGGCGCTTTGCCGCTCGCAAAAGCTCATCCTGGTGGCGGGCGAGGGTATCCCCCGCTCCATGGGCCTCGGCCTCGACGTCTGCACGGGATTTTCTCAGGTACATCAGATAGGGCATAACCGACTCCTTAAAAGTGATGCCGCCCCAATCGAGGGCGGCATAATCATTATCTTGCTATTTCATACGTTAGTGTTGTCTTCCCGTCATTCTTCTCAGAATCAAACTGCCCAATTACTATGTAAGAGTAGTTCGAAATATCCTCGTCAGTATAGTACAGCATATAAAGGCGATCATTTTCGGCATCACGCCATGCCCCAGAACTTAAATTATAATACTCATTCCCACTTTTATCGAACAGCTGGACAGTTCCCCGTTCTGACATGAATGCCTTTAAAGCATCAAAATCACTAACGACTTCGACGGCAATGACATTTTTCAGGACTTTTTCCGTGACATCAAACTCGGGATGATACGCCACGCTTTCAATGCTTAATCCGCCTGATGGAGGGAGGAAGTAGGAATGCTGGAATTCGCCGATTCGAGAATTCTCACTGTCCGCAATGTCCTCGATTGTTTTTTCGGGATCGGCGGCAGGTACCGGCTCTGATGCGGGTGAAGTCTGCTGGGGGGCGGCCTCCGCAGCCTCGCCGCAAGCAATAAGAGGGAAGGCTAAGCACAATGACAGAAGCAAAGCTGTAACAATTCTTCTCATAAAATTCCCTCCTGATTTTATTGACTATCCTACGTTGTCCTTTGACGAATAAAGCAGCGCCTCCGGTGTCAGTCAAAGACCACAAAGATGATGTTTCCTTGCCGCCTTATCCGACACGCCCCGGCAAGACATCAGCCTCCTTAGCTTTGTCCTCCAGTCTTGCGAGGATCTTCCCACGCTCAAGTTCTGGCAGGGCATTGTAGTACTTGAGCAGTTCGCGCTCGTCATCCCGGATGGGTGGTGAGCTTTTTTCTTTTCCGGTAATAAGATACTCCAGAGAGACGCCCAAAAATTCCGATATAAGAGCAAGCCTGTCAGATGATGGGTTGGTACCTTTTCTCTTCCAGTCACTGATGTTTCCGGTACTGATGTTGGCATATTTGCCTAGTGCGGCTGCAGTCAGGTGTTTCTCTTTCAGAATCTCATGGACGCGGTACCCTATATCAGCAATAAATTTCACCCCCAACAAAACACTCTTTAATCAGAATAAAAGTATTGACAAAACTCTGATATAAGAATATAATGCAATTGCACAGTAAAATATGCGACGAAAAAACAACCTGACCAGCGCCCTGCCAAAAGCTGCGGTCAAATTGTCCTCGTTGCGCGACCTGACGGGCCATTCCACACATCCGATTCGCCAGAAACAGCACCCCAAATACGTACTTCCCATACGTTGTAACGCCATGTTCTGTCAAACGCGGTCCGTCAGGTCTATTTTACTTTTTTTTGCCGAAAAAGTCAACAATTGTTACCTTTTATCGGCTTGGCGCATTGGCCAAAATCACGAAAGGAAGCGACAGCATATGAGAGTGGCCCTAGACATGGAGAAGCTCCAGATGATCATCTATTACACCAACAGCATCCGGATGTCCGCCGCGCGCCGTGAAGAGCTGCATCAGGTTGTCCTGCAGGGGATTCTGGTGGGGGAGGTCGATCTTGACTTGCTTTTCAGTGACGCGCCTCAGCTGACTGCCACGAATATTCGGACGTTTTTGCGGTCCTACGTTGAGGCCGGAGGCAACGAAGGAGAGGTTCGCGCACAGGAGTTGTACGACGCTTACGTCGAGTGGTGCGGCGATATGGCGGAACCTTCGGAGACCGTCTCGACGTTCGGCAGGTATTTGCGTGAAATCGGCATCCGGAAGATCAAGCGGGCGGATGCGAACTACTACCGTCTGCCTGCCGGCATGGAGGAGGATGACGGATGATCTCGTCTCCAGAGCTGCGCGGGGAGATCCGGAAGCAGATGGATATCCGCCGCTGGGACTCCGAAGATCTGGGGAGAGCGACCGGATATGCCGGCAGCACCGTGCGCAAATACATGTGCGACACGACCAAGGCCGCTTCGGACGCATTTGAGCGAGCCGTCTGCAGGGCACTCCAGATCGATCCCCTCATGTACATATTATCGCACAAGGAGGCGGTTTAGGCCATGAGCGACTGCTGCAAGAATTATTACAAGATGTGCAGGGAAAACGCCTCCCTGACGCAGGAGTATGCGGCCGGCGCGCTGGGGGTATCGGTCCGGCAGCTTAGCGATTACGAAAACGACAAGGCCCCGGTGCCGGACGACGTGGTGGACCGGATGTGCACGGCGTACGACACGAAATACCTTGCCTTGTGGCATCTCAAAAACAAGACCCGCCTCGGCCAGTATCTTCCGGATTTTTTCGAGCCAGAGTCGGTGGGAGACATGATGTTTTCCCTTGCGCTCGCAGAGGACGGCGTTTCGGGGGCCTACGCGGCAATCAAAGAGATCTACCGTGACCGCCAGTTGAATCCGGAGGAACTGCCCGCCATGCGCAAAGCGGTGAGCGAGGCGCAGGAGGCTCTGAACAACCTGACATCCATTGTACTGTATGCGCAGCAGAGAATTGACGAGGTCGAAAAACAGCGGGACAGGCAAGATTGAGGAAGTCCACGTCATAACATAAAGCGAGGTGATGGCATGGAAAAGCGGCCGCGCTCTGGACCGGAGCTGCTGGAGTATCTCTACTCGGGGAAAGTGGTCAAGGAAATGGCCGTGGGGTCGACGCAGGTGCGCTTTTTTGACACATGCTATCGAGACGCCTCGCCCGAAGAGCTTGAAAAGCGCAGGGCGCGGATCAACGCGGCTGCACTGAATTGCATCATGAGCTGGGGAAAGGATGAAAAAAAGGATGAACAAAGCAGTCATGACCGGGCGGCTGGTTGAGACTCCGGAGCTGAGGCATACGCCCAACGGCATCTCGGTGTGCCGCTTCCGCCTGGCAGTGGACAGGCCCTACCTTGTGGATGGGAAACGCACAGCGGATTTCTTCGACGTGATCGCCTGGCGGCAGTCGGCGGAATTCGTCTGTAAGTACTTCACAAAAGGCAAATTCATCATCGTCGAAGGTCGCTTTGAAACCCGCAGCTACGACGACCGCAACGGAGCCCGCCGCCGTGCGGTCGAGCTGATCGTCGATCACGTCGAATTTGGCGGCGACAGCAAGAGGGCGGACGACGGAAGGGGCTTGCCGGATCCGCCGCCTGAAACCAACGGACAAGCTACGCCGCCTGCCCCCGTGAGCGGTGATTTTTCAGAGATGTCCGCCCCCGCGGACGATCTACCATTTTAAATGCGGCGGCAACGCCGTATCCGGGAGGAGACAACATGAGAGTCATCAGCATCATCAACCTCAAGGGCGGAGTGGGAAAGACGGTCAGCGCGATCAACATTGCCCATATTCTGGCCGCGAACTACAAAGCCCGCGTCCTGCTGATCGACAACGACAAGCAGGGGAATGCCTCGAAGTTTTTTGAGCTGCACAGCTACGACCTGCCAAGCGTGGCCGACGTTCTCACCGGCCGCGCGATGCCGATTGCCGAGGTGGTGCGCCATTCCCAATACGACCGGCTCGATTTGGTGCCTGCAAACATGGGTCTGCTTACCGCCAACAGTTCGCTGCTGGTGGATACGAGCCGCACAAGGGATTATCGGATGCGCAGCTCCCTCGAGGCCGTCGCCGATCATTACGACTGGTGCGTCATCGACAACGCGCCCGATATCAATATCAGCGTGATCAACGCGCTCATGGCCAGCGATGACGTCCTGATCCCGGTCAAGATCGATCGGTTTGCATTCGACGGCCTGCAGGAGCTCGTCGAGCAGATCGACGACATACGCACCAGCAACGACCGTCTGCGGCTGGCGGGCTGCTTTTTCACCATGTACCAGCGTAATCGCGTCAGCCGGGAGGGGGACGACTGGATGCGGCAGGAACAGCCCTATCCCGTCTTTGAGACGCAGATCCGCAATACCGTCAAGGTGACTGAAACCACCTATGCAGGGCGGCCGCTGCTGGATTACTCCCCCAATTGCACGGCTTCAAAGGACTACCTTCGATTGGTGGCCGAATATCTCGAGGGGAGGGACTGCGCATGGCAAAATTCAGTGTTCGGGACATGATGGCGGCACCGGCCGATCCCCCTGCTCCTGTGGATGTTGGACAGCCCGCGCTGCGCACGATCGATACGATCACGGCTGAGATCAATTACTATAAGCAGCAGACCGCGCAGAATATCATCGAGATCGGCCGCCGCCTCATCGAGGCGAAGCAAAAACTGCCACATGGACAATGGACCAACTGGCTGAGGGATACCGTGGAGTTCAGCCAGCAGACGGCTACGAACTTTATGAACATCGCCATGCAGTATTCAAATTCCCAACCGGTTGGGAATTTGAGCTATACCAAGCTGGTGGCCCTTCTGCAGGTTCCCGACGCCGAGCGCGAAGATTTTCTTGCCAAGAAGCATGTTGTAAATGGCGAGGAAAAGACCGTCGACGAGATGAGCAAGCGGGAGTTTGAGGCAGTGGTGAAGGAGCGCAACAAAGCCGTCAAGCAGCTCGCCGACGAGAAACTTCGGGCCAGTCAGGCAGAGGAAAGTCTAAGGGCCTCGAGAACATTGGCGGGGGACCGAGCACGTCGGATTTTTGATTTGGAAAAACAGATAGAGGAGCTCAAAAATGCGCCTATCGAGGTCGCGGTCGCCGAGATTAGTGCCGAGGAACACGAGAATATCCGGCAGGAGGCGTTCGAGGCTGCACGGCATGAGATGAAGGAGGAGTACGACCGAATCGACCAAGAGCTGACGGACAAGCTCAAGAGAGTTTTTGAACTGCGACGGGAAAATATGTCCTTGCGTAATCAACTCGAGGACGCGGAAAAAAACAGTGTCGAGGCTCTGCCGGAGGAAGTAACCCGGGATGCGACTGCGGACTTCTTGGACGCGGTGGGATCCGCCTATCGAATCTATAAGTCGATCATCGAGCTCTCTGCCCCGGATTGCGCGGCCACGGGAATTAAGGCCTGCAGGAGGCGGCTGGACGAGCTGCAGGCGGAGCTGAGCCAGCTGGAAGCCCGTGCCGCCAATCTGGCAATCGCCGGCGACGACGAACTGCCAGGGGAGGAAGACGATGATTAGCTGCAGCACGATTCATACGCTTCCGCCAGAAAGGAAGGCGGGCCCTGCCGGCCACAAACCACAGAAGCGCGTCAAAAGGAGTGACAAATTTATGAACTTCATGGTGTACTATTTCCTCGTGGGTATTTCTCTTTCATGTGGGATAGCGATTGTGCTTGCGGCAACTCACCTGGTGGCGGGATTGCTCCATCGGGAGAAGCCGCGATATAAGATCAAACTGATGCGCAGTTTGGGAGATGAGGTCAGAAATGAGCGCGGAGCGTAAGGGTTGGGATCCGGACGAGGTCGTCAAACTGCGGCAGATGGTCGCCTTACATAAATCGGCGTCGGAGATCGCAGCCGACCTCGGTAGATCAGAGATATCGATCCGCTCGAAAGCGCAGGCTCTGGGGCTCGGTTTCCGCGCGAAAATTGAGCCGGAGCCTCACGGATGGGGAGGGAAGCACATGATTTCATCGAAGGAAAGTACCGATATAAAGCCCTATAAAAAATCAGATAAAAATTTGAGAAGAAAAAAGGTGACGACCGGATGTGATACTGTGTATGATAGAGTCCCAGAGGACTTGCGAAGCCTGCGCCAGTGGGTCTGCCACAGATTCCCAGACAAGGCCCCGCTCTGCCCCTTCCCGGACGAGCGCGGCGATTTGACGTTTGCCTCCTGCAACAAGCCGGAGACATGGGGGAGTTTCGAGGCCGCGGTCAAGGCCGTTTCCCTCGGCTGGGCCAAAGGCATCGGGATCGAGTTTGCCAACGGCATCGCGGGGATCGACATCGATCACTGCGTCGACGGCGGGGAGCTATCTGAGCTGGCCAGGGAGATCGTCGAGACGTTTCGGAGTTATACGGAGATATCCCCTTCTGGTACCGGTGTGCATATCCTCTTTCGCGGCAAGCTGCCCGGGACCGGCTGCAAGCTGCCGATGCTCGGCCTCGAGGTCTACGACAGCGGCCGGTATTTTACCGTTACGGGCAACGCCTACCTTGATCCGGATGGCGACGCATATCCTCTGCGTGACTGCACCGAGGAGCTCGGCGCATTTTATAAGCGGTACTTCGATAATACTCTGTCCGAGGAGACGAAGTTGCAAGTAAAGTCCACTGCATCTCCTGCGGATGCTCAAAAGAGGGCGGCGTCAACTCAGCGGCACTTGAAGCTCTTGAGTGCCATACAGGAGACATTGGGCAAGGCGGGAACGATGATGGCGGAAAACGCCGGCGCGCCCGAAGCATGGAGGCTATTTGGGCAGGTTCAGGCGGGGCTTGGATATCTTATGGATATGATACAGCAGGACGCATCGGAGGTGAGATAAGTGCTGCAGGACGGCAATCAGCTCGCTATCGTCACTGCCGCAAAATGTGAGGCCGGCCGCGGAAAAGCGGACGGTCTTACTGTATGCGAGCTGACTTGGATGATCATCGCGGGGGACCAGTCTGGTCAGAGCCTTGCAACGCGGTATTTCTACGAAGACCAGCTGCCACGCAGGCTGATGGACGACTTTCTGCGGCTTGGCCTTCGGGTGAGAGGCCCGGAGGAGGTCGACAAGGTGCGTGACCAGCTGGTTGGGCGTATCGCGCGCCTGACCCTCAAAACCGACGAGGGAAAACAGCGGGTCTTTGTCGGTAATTACGTGGGGTGCGGAGACCCCGCCCAATATCATCCCGCATGACGATAGACGATCGGATGTGATACTGTGTACGATAGAGTCCCAGAGGGCTTGCGAAGCCTGCGCCAGTGGGTCTGCCACAGATTCCCCGACAAGGCCCCGCTCTGCCCCTTCCCGGACGAACGCGGCGATTTGACGTTTGCCTCCTGCAACAAGCCGGAGACATGGGGGAGTTTCGAGGCCGCGGTCAAGGCCGTTTCCCTCGGCTGGGCCAAAGGCATCGGGATCGAATTTGCCAACGGCATCGCGGGGATCGACATCGATCACTGCGTCGACGGCGGGGAGCTATCCGAGCTGGCCAGGGAGATCGTCGAGACGTTTCGGAGTTATACGGAGATATCCCCTTCCGGTACCGGCGTGCATATCCTCTTTCGCGGCAAGCTGCCCGGGACCGGCCGCAAGCTGCCGATGCTCGGCCTCGAGGTCTACGACAGCGGCCGGTATTTTACCGTTACGGGCAACGCCTACCTTGATCCGGATGGCGACGCATATCCTCTGCGCGACTGCACCGAGGAGCTCGGCGCATTTTATAAGCGGTACTTCGATGATACTCCGCCCGAGCAGACGAAGTTGCAAACAAAGTCTGCATCTCCTGCGGATACTCAAAAGAGGGCGGCGTCAGCTCAGGGGGAAGCGGTCCGCGATCTCTCGGACGAGGAGATCCTGGAGATCGCCTACAAATCCAGAAACGGAGAGGCATTCCGGCGGCTTTATGACGGGACCTATTCTGCTGCAGAGGTGCCACAGCGCAAGGACGGTACGCCCGATCAATCCTCAATCGATATGCGGCTGGCCAATCATCTGGCATTTTGGTACGGCGCGGACCCGGACCGGGTGGACCGTATGTTCCGTCGATCTGCGCTCTTTCGGCCCAAATGGGACCGTTCAGTCGGTGGAGGCAAGACTTACGGCCAGAGGACGGTGGAAATCGCCTGCAGGGGGCGTAAAGACGTGTTTGTTCCCTATGACCGGCCAAGTGATTCCCTGCAGCCGCCGATGCCGGACGAGCCGCCCCCGCCGTCCCCGGGCAAATCGGCCGCGGCGGCCTCCGACCTGCCTGCGGAGGAGGAAGACCAGGTCATCCCTCAAAATCCCACAAAGTATACGCACGACGACACCGGCAACGCGCATCGGTTCCGCGACGCCAACTACAAGGACCTGCGCTATGACCACGTTGATAAGGTGTGGTATTGCTGGACAGGGAAGCGATGGCAGGAGGACCAGACCGGGGAGGTCAAGCGGCGGGCCGACGAACTGCTCGACGAGATGGAGGGGGAGGCAAAGCGCAAACCAGACGACGAGGCCGCGCCGCTGCTCAAGCTCGTGCGGCGTACACGCAGCTCCAAGAGCAAGGAGGCCATGATCAAGGAGGCGCAGCACCTCGAGGGCATACCGGTGCTGCCCAACGAGTTTGACCGCTATAAGGATGCCCTCAATGTGCAGAACGGTGTGGTCAATCTCAAGACCGGCCGCCTGCGCCCGCATAGCCGCAAGCTCATGCTGTCGATGCTGGCCGACGTAGACTTCAATCCGGACGCCAAGTGCCCCCGCTGGATCCACTTCCTCGAGGACGTCACGAGGGGAGATCAGGAACTTCAACTGTACCTGCAGCGCACGGTCGGTTACTGCCTGACCGGCTCGACGATCGAACAGTGTGTGTTTTTCCTCTTCGGCAACGGCAAAAACGGCAAAAGCACCTTCCTTGACACGATCAGCTCGATCATGGGGGACTACGCCAAGAACAGCCAAGCTGAAACGGTCATGCAAAAGGACCGTGGGAGCAGGGGCGCGAGCTCGGATGTCGCGCGGCTTAAAGGCGCGCGCCTCGTTACGACGAGCGAGCCCAACGACGGCTGCCGCCTCGACGAGGGGATCGTAAAGCAGATGACCGGCGGCGAAAAGATTACGGCCCGGATGCTCTATAAGGCCGAGATCGAATATCGCCCCGAGTTCAAGATCATGATGGGCACCAACGTCCGGCCAAAGATCACCGGCTCGGACGACGGTATCTGGAGGCGCGTCAAGATGATTCCTTTCACGGCACAGATCCCGGCGAACAAAATTGATCGGCGGCTGGGGGATAAGCTGCGCGAGGAAAAATCGGGTATCCTCAACTGGGCGATCGCCGGCGCGATCGGCTGGTATAACGAGGGGCTGCCGCCGTGCGCGGCGGTGGACTACGCCAACGAGGAGTATCGCAAGGATATGGACCGGATGCAGCAGTTTGTTGAGGACTGCCTGACACGCACACCGGGCAACTCGCTGCAGGCGATGGTTTTATACGGGGTCTACCGGCGCTGGTGCGAGCAGAATGGAGAGCGATACCCGCTCTCCACAACCAAATTTTCAATGGAGTTGCAGGATCACTACGGATTCCGCAAGCAGAAAAACGCCCGCTTCAACGAGTACATGGACGTCGACTTTACGGAGGTCGGGCAGCAGTTCTGCCTTCTTTCCCCCGACTCCCCCCACCCCTGATGGAGACGATGCCAGCTTGGAGGATATCACCGGAACTTTCCCCTAGCATTGAAAAACGCTAGGAAAAGTTCGTCTGGTAGCCTCCAACGTTAGAAACGTCTCCACAAATCCACTATCCATAGGCTTTTGTGTTGAATCTCCGCTCCATATCCCTTCCATACCATCCAATAGGAGGACTCTCTTTTATGACGCTCGAAGAAAAGAAGAATAAGCTGAGGAAATATGCCATAGCGATTGATAGACTCGCGCGGAAGTGCAGAGAGGCGGACCGCTGGGATAGCATGGCCGAGGGCACGGGCGGCATCGTGCAGGCTGGGCGTCGGCGGGGAGAGCCAGACGTGATCAAGGAGACGGCGATCGCCGTGCGGCAGGAGTGCGAGCAGCTTGCCTCGGAGGCCAACGACCTGCGGCGGGAGCTGGTAACCGCGCTCGACCAGGTCGCTGACGATGAGCGGCGGGAGCTGCTCGAACGGAAGTACCTCGAGGGAAAGAGCAACGCCCAGCTCTCGGCAGAGTACGGTGTGTGCGAGCGTACCGTGCGCCGGCGGCTGGGCACCGCGATTCGAGACCTCGATCGATTCAGCGGGTATTTCATGGGGTAGGTGTCCGCAAATGTCCGGAAATGTCCGGGTTTGTCCGCATTTGTCCACTTGAATTCCATACCGTTCTTGACGTATAATAATGCTTAGAGAGATGCGCTCGAAAGGGCGTGTCTCTTTTTTGATGCCCAAATTCAAATTGGGCCGGATTCAAGTCTCCGGAATGGATTCAAATCGCCGCTCGAAAGTTATCCACCAGTCATCAACGCTGAGGCCCCTGGGCGGGCGTTTTCCACCGTCTCCGAGCAGGAGCCGTCGCGATATTGCCAGCCTGCCGTATGCGTCAAGGTACTTCCCCGGGGGTACCCCGCGCGCGGGTCTTGCGAGGCCCGGCAATCACCCGCATTAAAAACCAAAAAAGTGGTTTGAAATCTTGATCGGGGTTTGTCCGCCAGGTTACGTCCGAATTTTGTGAAGAATGCCGAACGCCCGCGCGGCAGAACCGGCCCGGGGCCGGGGCGGCGGGAACCGGCAAAGTGACGAAAAATTGTCCTGTGGTGGTTGGCGCTGGATGGAATGGAAGAGGAATCGGACGGCACCGTCCCGGGGGACAGGGGAGGAGCGGAATAATGGCGGAAAAGGATGAGCTGTATTTCGAGGGTGGGGCGATTATCGCCTGTACGCGGCTCACGGCGGAGTATTTCGGTGTGACGCCGGCGACACTCTCCAACTGGATGCGTGCCGGGTGCCCGCGCTATAAGCATGGATACTGGGACATCCGTGCGGTCACTGACTGGCGTGGCAAGCAGGAGGGGGAGAAGCTCGCGGCGGCTGCGGCAAGCGATCCCTCAAAGCTGACGCCTGCTCAGCAGAAGGTACACTACGAGGCACAGCTGAAAGAGGTACAGCTGGAGGCTGCGCGGCTGCGCAATCGGTTTAACAGCGGCATGTACCTGGAGCGGGCGACGGTTGTGGATGAGCTTGCAAAGTACTTCATCGTGCTCAAACACTCGCTGCTCGGCTTGGGGCACGAACTGAGTCTGATGGTGTCTCCCTACGTCGACGCGGACCGGGGCCGCCAGATTGACAGGACGATTGACGAGCGCGTCAAGGATATGCTCGAGCAGATGGCGGTTGAGGGAGTGTACGACGCAAAGACCAGCACCACGGAGGCGATTTGATGCCAGACAGGATCATCCCGGACTGGATTATGGAGGCGCTGCAGGCGCTGCGCCCTCCGGGGCGGCTGACGGTAAGCGAGTGGGCCGACGCCAACCGTGTCCTGACTAGCGGGGAATCCAATAAGCCTGGGCGCTGGCGCACCGACTTTACCCCGTATCTGCGTGAGATCATGGACGCTTTTACAGCGCCGGACGTTGAAGAAATCATCCTGGTAAAGCCGACGCAGGTCGGCGGCACGGAAGCGATGCTCAATATGATGGGATACGCGATCTGCAACGATCCCGCGCCGATGCTGGTGGTCTATCCGCAAAAGGAATTGGCCGAATCAGTCAGCGATCACCGGATCCAGCCGATGATCCGGGCGTGTCCCGAGCTTCGCCGGCGCTACGACGAGAACAGCAAGCGGCTCGACCTCAACTTTACAGGCGGAGTCTACGTGGGGATCGTCGGCGCGAATTCGCCGAGCGACCTCGCGAGCCGCCCGGTCAAGAACGTCTTCCTCGACGAGGAGGATAAATTCCCCGCCCGGGCGGGCAAGGAGGCCTCGCCCGCCGCGCTGGCGATGGAGCGGCAAAAGACCTACCCGGCGAACCGCAAAACGATGCGTGCTTCGACGCCCGTCTTTGAGCAGGGGCCGATCTGGCAGAGCTGGCTGAAAGCCGACACGCAGATGGAGTGCCTTGTGGATTGTCCTCACTGCGGAACGAGCTGGGGCTTTGAGTTTAAGCAGCTCAAATGGCCGGAGGGCGCGGACGAAGAACGGGCACGCAAGGAGGCGGTCTACTGCTGCCCGAATTGCGGCGCGGTTATCACCGAGACCGAAAAGGCAGACATGATCAGGAGTTGTCACTGGGAGGTCACGCGATCCAATGGGAGCCGGAAGCGCCTTGCGTTCCATTTCAATACCTTCTATTCTCCCTGGATAAAATTTGGGGATATCGCGGCGGAGTTCCTCAAGAGCAAGGATTATCCGGAGCTCCTGCAGAACTTCATCAACTCCTGGCTGGCGGAGCCCTACCGCGAGGTCGAAAGCCAGATGGATGCCGAGAAGCTGCTGCAACGGCAGAGCCAGTATCCCGCGATGACGGTCCCGACAGGCGCAGCCATGCTGACGGGAGGAGTGGACGTGCAGCGAAAGAGCTTTTACTGGACGGTCCGCGCCTGGATGCCGAACATGACGAGCTTCAACGTTGCGCACGGGCAGGCGTTTACCTGGATGGAAATCGAGCAGGTCATGAACGCATGGTACCGTGATCCCGCAGGCGGTCGGTATCAGGTCAACCTCTGCTGCGTGGACTCAGGAGACCAGACGGACGACGTATACAATTTCTGTGCGATCAACCGCGAATGGGCGGTGCCGATCAAAGGCTCCTCAAACAGGATGCTGACCAAATATCGGGCGACGACGATTGACCGGGACGGGATCTCCCGGGGCATGACGCTGATCATGGTGGACACGGACTTTTACAAGGATATGATCTTTGCCCGCTTCTTCCGGGATGAGGAGAACGGTGGCTGGTACCTGCACGACAAATGCGACGCGGAGTATGCGGAAATGGTGACCGCCGAGCATAAGGTTATCGAGCGGGACCGCGGCCGGTTGGTGAGCCGCTGGAGGCCAAAGGTGACCGGAGCGGACAACCACTATCTGGACTGCGAAGTATATGCCGCCTGCGCCGCCGACGTCTATGGGTTGCGCACTCTCAGCGCCAACCAGGCACGGCAGGAGCGGCAGCCCGCCGTGCAGCAGGAACCGCAGCATTATCAGCGCGCCGAATCGGCGCAGCACCGGCCGATGGGGAGCGGCAATACGTTCAGGCGCAGGAAATGGAGGGGATGGTAATGACACTGGAGGAACTCAAGGCGCGACACACGGCTGTCCTGCGGGCGATCAATAAGATCGAAAACGGGGCACAGGAGTATCGGATTGGACAGAGGACGGTCCGGTATGGGGATTTGGCTACGCTCTACAAGCAGGAGTCCGACCTGAGTAAAGAGATCTCACGGTTGGAGCGCCCGCGCTCGACAGTGGCCGTTTTGGGCCGGAGGAGGTGATGATTTGGCAAAGGATATGGGTCTTCTGAAACGGATGGCTTATGGAGTCGCGCCAAAATGGGCATACCACCGCGATGTCTACCGCCAGCTGGGGCGCGGCTTTTACACGGCCGCCGACCGCGGCCCGCGCAGTGCGAACTGGACCACGGTCAACGCAACGGGTGAACAGGCCAACAGCGCATCGCGGGACATCGTCCGGACGCGAAGCCGCGACCTCGAGCGGAACTCGGACATTATGGGCGCGGAGATCCTGGCATTTGAGCGCAACGTTGTCGGGACGGGAATCGTGTTGCAGGCGAAGGTGCTCGGATCCAACGGAAAAGAGGACGAGGATCTCAATACGCAAATCGAGACACTTTGGCGGGAGTGGAGCCGGCCGGGCAACTGCGAGATCACAGGGCGGTTTGGCATGGGCGAAATCGAGGCAATGATCGTTCGCCGGCGCTTTGTCGACGGTGGGATCCTGATACTCAAAGTATTTGACAAAGGCGCGTTTAAGCTGCAGCTGCTGGAAGTGGATGATCTGGACGGCACGCTGCCGATGTGCAACGGGAATCGTGTGATAGGCGGGATTGAAGTGGATGAGTATCGACGCCCAGTCGCCTATCATATCCAAGTTTTTAACGCATGGGGGATGCGTGTGCGGACTGAGCGGGTACCCGCGGATCGCGTCATCTACCTGCCCTATCTCACACGGCCCAGTCAGACGCGGGAGATGACGCCGGCTGCGGCGTCGCTGCCGCGCATCGATGACGTGAACGAGCTGGTCGACGCCGCGGTCGAAAAAGAGCGCGTGCTGGCGCATCTTTCTGTGGTCGTCGAATCGGACGGAGGCGGCGGGATCGGCATCTCCGCGCTTGGACGCGGCGGGGGAGATCCGGTGCCCGGGAGGAACGAGGAAGCCGATCCGGAGATCCTCGAGCAGGGGACGGTCACCTACCTGCGACCCGGGGAGAAGGTATCAACCATCGCGCCGGCCGGCACGAGCTCCACCGTCGATCCAATGGTCAAGACAACGCAGCGCCTCGTCGGCGGCGGAGTTGGGCTCAGCTATGAATCCGTCTCCCGGGACATGTCGCAGGTCAACTACTCCTCGGCACGCCAAGGGCTGCTCGAGGACCAGAAAACATACAGGATGCTGCAGCGATATTTGATCGATCACTTTTGCGACGAGGTCTATGGAGAGTGGCTTGACTGGATGATCCTGAGCGGGCAGCTGCAGATACCCGGCTACTTCTCAGACCGGGATCGGTACTTGCGGCACATCTGGATCGCCAGCGGGTGGGACTGGATCGATCCGCTCAAGGAAGCGAACGCCAATAAACAGGCGCTCGACAGCTGCCAGACGACGCTGCAGGAGATCTGTGCAAGCAAGGGTAAGGATTACCGCGATGTCCTGCGCCAGCGGGCCGTGGAACTGGAGCTGACACAATCCCTTTTGGAGTGGCATGGAAAACAGGAGGAGACTTCGGAAGAAGAGGATATCGAGCCGGAAGAGTCCAGCAAGGAAACGAAGGCTTCGGACGAGTCCACAGCGGCGGAGGTGGCCTCGCAGGGCGATTCTATTCAGAGCATCTCGCTCAACGGAGCGCAGATCGAAAGCCTGATCGCGATCGTTCAGCTGGTGGTCACTGGAGCGTTCCCGTATGAGTCCGCGCTGGCGATCCTGACCGCGGCGTTTCCCTTTGATGAAGAGCAGGCCAAAAAGGTCCTGAATAATGGGAAACAGATACCAACCAAAAAGGAGGACGAAAGCGATGCCGAATAAAAAGCGCCCGCCCACCGCCAACACCCCGATGTACCGCAGCGCAAACCTGATGTGCCGCGCCGTGGACGGGCAGACAAACCGGTACGAGCTTGCCTTTTCGAGCGAGGAGCCTTATGCGAGATGGGGAGATGTCGAGGTCCTGCTGCACGAACCCGGCGCGGTTGACCTGAGCAGATTTGGAGACGTCGGAACGCTGCTCTTCTCCCATGGGAACGACCCCAATTACGGGCGGGTGCCGATCGGCAGAGTCTTGCGCGCATGGCTTGACGAGACCGACCGCGTCTGCCGCGCTGAGATTGAATTTGACGAGGAGGATGAATCCTGCAAGCGCCTCAAATCCAAACTCGACCGGGGGATGCTCAACGGGGTGTCCGTGGGCTACTCGGTCAGGGCATGGACGCGGCTCGAACCGGGGCAGAGGAGTGTAGACGGCCGGTTTACCGGCCCGATGTACCTGGCGGCGCAATGGACGCCGCATGAAATCAGTCTGGAGCCGGTGCCGGCCGATCCTACGGTCGGGCTCGGTAAAAATTTTGATCATGAGGAGGACAATCAAATGAATGAAAACGAGATGAACAATGGCATCAGGGGAGCGGCGGCACCGGCGAACCAGCCCACCGCAGAGCAGCCCGCAGTTGCCCCCGCAGTACCGGCAGCGCCGGAAGGGGCTGCGAGATCCGTAGAACCCAATGCACCCAATCCGGATCCGATCGCAGAGGAGCGCACCCGCGCGGCGGGTATCGTGGCCCTCTGTGGCCGTTTCGGCCTCGATTCGACGGAGTATATCCGCGGCGGAGAATCGCTGGAGCGGGTGCAGACCAGCGTACTGGAGGCACTGGCAAGGCGGCCCGGCGGCCAGCCGGTTGCGACCGGCGCGCGTGGCGTGGAAATCGTCGCCGATGAAGTGGATAAGACCAGGGCGGCGGCTGTCGACGGGCTGCTGATGCGCGAGGGGCTCGCTGTAAAGAATCCGGCCCCGGGCGCGGAAGAGTTCCGCGGTATGAGCCTGCAGGCGATCGCGGCCGAATGCCTGATGCGTTCCGGAGTCAGCGGCGCGAACCGTATGAGCCGGGACGAACTCTGGAAACGTTCGTTGACTCCGGACAGCGCGTTCTCCGCGATCGCGGCCAACGTCGCTGATCGGGTGGTGCTGGCAGCGCACGAGGCGGCCCCGACGACCTTCCAGTACTGGACGACGAAGGGAAGCCTGACGGATTTCCGGCCGACCGACGTCTACGAGATCAGCGAGTCGGGCGAACTGGATGAGATCAAGCAGACCGGCGAATTTAAGGAGGCGCGCCTTTCCGACAAGAAAGTCGCGCAGAAAAAACTGCTTACCTTCGGCAAAATGGTGACCTTCTCCCGACAGATGTTTATCAATGACGACATCGGCATGGTCACCCGCACGTTGACGGCGTTGACGATGGCATTCCAGCGGGGCATCAATAAGGCGGTTTACGGGCTGCTCAAGGATAATCCGACGATGTACGACGGCAACACACTTTTCAGCGCGGCGCACAAGAACCTCTGCACGGGCGCGGCGCCTGGCACGGCCGCATTCGCAGAGGCCCGCAAGCTCATGCGCCGCCAGAAGGATCTCGGCGGCAAGGTCACGATGAACATTTCGCCGGCGTACGTGCTTACAAGCTCGGCAGACGAAACCACAATCGAGGCACTGCTCGCTTCGCTGGCAGATCCGAGCGGCAGCAATTCGGGCGTGGCCAACGTATTCCGCAACAAAATGCAGATGGTCGTAGACGCGGAACTCGATGTCGATTCGGGCGCGCAGCCCTTTTACTTCGCGGCAGATCCCCGGATGGCAGATACGGTCGAGGTTGATTACCTCAACGGCGTCGAGACGCCGGCGGTTGAGATGCAGGCCGACTTTGACCGGCTCGGATTCCGCTACCGCATCTACGGCGACCGCGGGATTACGCTGCTTGGCTATCGGGGTCTTGTCAAAAATCCGGGAAAGGAATAAGAGGGGAGGATTAGAATGATGGCGACTTATGTTCAGAAGGGCGAAAACATCAATTACAAGAATGGCGGATCGGAAAAAATCGCGTACGGTGATGTCGTGGTCATCTCCGACCGGATCGGAGTTGCCTCTGTGGATATTTCCGCAGGAGAGACCGGCGTCATAAGCTTGGAGGGCGTCTATGAGATGCCTGCCGAGGCAACTGCGGCATTTGAGGTCGGGCAGACAGTGTATTGGGACACCACCAATAAACGCCTCACGGCGACGAAGCCTGCCTCCGGGGCGATCGTCGCAGGTGTTGCGATCGAGCCGAAAGCAACCGCGGCCGCGCTGGCGCTCGTCAAGCTGTGAGGTGCGGCGATGATTAGATTGACAAACCCGCTGATCCACGACGGAAGAGTTTGCCCTGCCGGCGAAATGATCATACTGGATGAAGAATTCGAGCGCGCGATCGTCGCTGCCGGCAACGCGGAGCAGGTCGGCCCGAGCGAGGCGGGAGCGGCCCTCCCGGAACCTGAGCCGGATGGCGAGACACCAGAAGAACGGGAGCCGCAGGAAGAATCGGAGGACTTAGAAATACGGCTGGGCCGTCCCGGCCGTGGAGGGTTCTGATGAGCTTGCGGGACCAGGTGCTTGAGGATTTGAAGACGATCTTCAACCTTGATGAGATGGCCTCCGAGCACAGCTTCGCGGGCCGGGTACTGCAGCTGGTCGTTGATAACGACCAGTTGCAAAAGAACGCCCTGCAGGCCCCCGGAGGCCTCTACGACGGGGATGTTCTGATCTTTGCAAAGGCTGGGCAGCTCGCCGGCCTGCAGCTCACGCCCGGCCGCGCGGTGGACTTCGACGGCAGGCCATACGTGATCGCGGGAATTATCGATGAGGACGGGGTGACGCAGATCACGCTGACGGCAGCTCAGGGAGGCTATTGAAGTGGAAAGCATTGTCTATGCCAATACGGATCAGCTGGATAAGGTTGCGGAACTGCTCAAGGGATATCCGGTCAGTGCGGTAAAAACCCTGAACCATGTGTTTGCCCGGGCAGGGGATACCGTCCGTGTCGAGCTGGGCCGACAGATTCCAAAGGTGTTTGGCGCGCCGCAGAAGGAGATCAAGGATGCCTTGAACAGCGGAAGACGAAAAGTGCGTACCGTGCAGGGAGCGGTCGGTGAAGGGACGGTCTCTGTGGAGGTTGTCGGGCGGCCGCTTACAGCTGTGAGGTTTAAGCACACACCCTCGGTCCCGCCCTCAGTTGCCGCGAAGGAGCGGGCGGCAAGCGGCAAAAAGTCACGAAACCCGCGCAGGTACCAAGCGAGGGTCATGATCTACCGCGACCGCGGGATGCTTACGCTGGGTCCAGTGGCGGGTTCGGACGGCAAGAATAAATCAGTATTTCTGGCGAGCACGGGCACGAAAAATCCGGTAAAAGTGCCTTACATCTTCTTTTACCGCACGGGGCAAATAGAGGGTGGTGGCCGCGAGGGCATAAAGCCGGTAGTCAGTCTGTCGGTCCCCCAGATGGTAACCAATGAAAAGGTGGCTAAGCCCCTGACCGAGAAGGTAAACGAAACGATCAGTAAACGCCTGTTGCACGAGCTAGACCAGGAGTTTGGAAATCTTGGGACAAATCTCAAGGCGGGAGGCACGTTATGACGGTTTCAGCGTTGCGGGAAATCAAAGAATGGGCGGAGGATGCGTTGAGGGACGTTCAGCTCCAACGGCCAGCCGATGGGGAGCGGCTGGACCAATATGAGCTGGTGACGCCAGCGGTGCATATTGGGTGGGTGCCTCCCGGAAGTATTTTGCCGTCTGGATCGGGCGACCGGATCCGCGTCCCCTGCGTCGTGGTCGGCGCCGATGAGGTCGACGCAGACGAGGAATCGACGGAGATCCAGCTGATGTTCACGGCGGTGGTCTTTGACCCGGGACATCAGGTCAGAGGGGAGAACGGCAGCCTTGGCTGGGCGGCCAACTTTGACGGCTATGTGAACCTGCTTAATCTCTTGGATCGCCTCCGGGCGAGGATCCTCCGGGACCGAAGAATTGCAGTCAAATACCGCGTGGCCTCCACGGTTGTCCTTAAAACCTACGAGGAGCAGCCGTGGCCATACTGGTATGGTTATCTAAAGCTGACAGCGACGTGTGAGCCATACCCCGCAAGTGGGTATGCGGAATTTTTGGAATAGGAGTGATAGCATGAGCGAATACCGGCATGGTGCATATGCCGATCCGGAGGCCTCGCGGGACTATGTATCGCCCCCCGGAATCGGGACGATCCCGGTGTACGTTGGCCGTGCGCCGGTGCATCAACTGGCGGATTACGCCGGCAGGAAAGATGTCCCCTTGCTGATCAACAGCTACAATGATGCGATCCAGCAAATCGGATACAGCGACGACTGGGAGAATTACGAGCTTTCCGAGGCAGTTTACGCCCACTTCAAGAACAACGTCCAGAGCGTAGGACCGATCGTCGTGATCAATGCCATGGATCCGGAAACCGGGAAGGGCGCGCAGACCAAGAGCGTCGAAGTACAGTTCAGCAAGCGCCGGGCGACGATTCGGACAAGCACGGCGATTCTGTCTACCCTGGCGCTCGCCGACAAGACCGCCGATGTGGACTACACTGCGGTTTACTCTGCCGATGGCATGAGCGTGCAGCTGACGGATCTCAAGGGCGGCCTGTCCTCGGTCACGGTCACCTACTCGGAGGTGGATCCGGCGAGCGTCACCGAAGAGGATGTCGTCGACGCGCTGGTGTTGGGCCTCAAGCGGGTCTACTACGATCTGGGTGAGGTCCCGACCATTCTCTGCGCCCCCGGGTGGAGTGAGAAAAAGGTAGTGTATGAGGCGCTGGTCGCCTCGGCAGAGAAGGTCAATGGGCATTGGTACGCCTATGTTAACGCCGATCTGGACTGCAGGACGGCCAAGACGATCTCTGCGGCGATCGATGCCAAGGCGGCGTATGAAACCGAGGCAGGGACGGTCTCGCTTCTGTGGCCGCGTGGGAAAAAGGGCACGCGGGTTTTTCACGCGAGCGTCCTCAACACGGTTACGATGCAGCGCGTTGACTACGGGAACGGCAACGTGCCCTATGAGACGCCCTCCAATAAGCGGGTCGATATTGACTCGATGTGCCTGGCGGATGGAACCCCGATCCAGTACGATCAGGAGGATGCCAATCTCCTCAACGCGGCGGGTATCGATACGATGACCTTCTGGGAGGGAACCTGGCGGATGTGGGGATCCCACACGGCGGCCTTTTCTCATGACAAAGTCATGAACGACCGGCGGGACATCTTCGACGTCAACGTGCGAATGGTGCGGTACGTCGCCAATCTCTTCCAGCGGCGGTATGGTGATGAGGTTGATAAGCCGATGAAACGCAGCCGAAAGGACACGATGCTCAATGACTTCCAGGCCCAGCTGGATGCGATGATCTCGGATGGCGCGCTGCTCCTCGGCACGATCGAATTCGAGGAGGGTAAGAACAGCCTCGACGATATGGTTGAAGGGAACTTTGTGTTTACCACGGAGATCAGCAACCCCGTCCCAGGCAAGAACCTGACGACGTCGGTGCGCTGGACCTCCGAGGGTCTGCTACTGATCTTTGGAGGTGACGAGAATGAGTAAGGTGATTACCGGCGCGGTCGGTGCGATGAACATACTTGCCGGGGGCCGGGAGATTGGAGACGCGACGAGCGTCACGCTGCCGGATATCGAGCGCCCGACGACGGAGATTAAGGGTGCGGGGATCATGGGGACCTTTGCTATGCCGATCTCCGGGCAGGTCAACGCGATGACGGCGTCGGTCGCGGTGCGCGCGGCCAACGCGGACAAGCGGTATCTGGTGGGCAACAACGTCGACCTGGAAATCCGGTTCGCTTTCGACTGCCGCGCCAGTGACGGAACTCTGTTTGTCGCCGGCACAAAAATTTTTCTACGCGGACACACGACAAAGATCGGCAGCGGAAAGGCCGAGCCCGGGAGCACGCGGGATGAGACGTACGATTACTCGGTCGTGCGCTACCGTGAGGTCGTGGACGGTGAGGAAACGCTGCTGGTCGACCAGATCGCCGGCCGTTTTGTCGTCGGTGGAAAGGATCTCATGGGTGGGGTCAGCAGGATTATTAAATAAGGAGGATCTATATGGACGAAAACCGTACAATGGGTGATCTTGGAGGAGAGGCGGAAGAGACCGCAACGGAGAACGTGCTGGAACTAAAACACCCGCTTAAGGTCGACGGTGAGGAAATTGACAAGATTGAGTACGATTTTGACGTGCTGACCGCGAAGGATCTGCATGAAGCATCAAAGTACCTCAAGCAGCTGGGCATTCCCGTGAGCGTGCCCGCTCTCGATATGGATTACCAGTTGACGGTCTTTGGCAAGGCCGTCAAAAAGCGGATGCCGCGGGTTACGCTCAATGACCTCATGCGGCTTTCCAGTGCCGACGCCATGAAAGCGACAGGTCTCACGAGGGATTTTTTGCTCGATTTGGATCCCGGGCAGAGGGAGCTTGGATCCGACGAGTAATCGCTCAGCTCACGATGACCACGGCAAATTCCGCCCGGGAACTTGCCGAAATGCCGCTTGAAGATCTCTTTGAGTATTATGAGGCGGTAGCCTTTGAACTGGAACAATTCGCGAAGGGCAAGGAGGCGCAGGAATGAATAAAAAGGAGTTACGCGCGCTGATCACCATCGCGGGGAAGGTGGACCCCTCTCTGCAGGTGGCTATGCTCAAGGCGAGCGGAGAGAGCATGAAAACCTCCGGAAAAATAGGGAAGATGTGGGGCAGTCTGGGCACAAAACTCAAATCTGGAGCGGTGGGACTGCTCAAAGGTCTGGGGACGACCATACTCGCCGTGGGCACTGCCGCAGCCGTAACCTTCGGGGCGATGGGAGTTGCGGGCCTTGAGTACGCGAGCGACCTGCAGGAAGTCCAGAACGTCGTCGACAAGACCTTCGCGGAAAACAGCGCAATCATTGACGACTTCGCGGCCCGTTCGCTCGAGGCCTACGGCCTGAACGCGCTTGAGGCGAAAAAGTACAGCTCGACGGTGGGCGCGATGCTCAAATCCATGGGGCTGACCAGCGATGAAACGCTGGTCATGTCCCAGAACCTCACGGCCCTCGCGGGGGATGTTGCGAGCTTTTACAACCTCTCGGGCGACGAGGCGTTTGAGAAGATCCGCGCCGGGATCTCGGGAGAGACGGAGCCGCTCAAGCAGCTCGGCATCAATATGTCGGTGGCCAATCTGGAAGCCTACGCGCTCAGTCAGGGCATTTCGACGGCGTACAATAAGATGTCGCAGGCGGATCAGGCCGTGCTACGCTACAACTACCTTCTTTCTGCGACAGCGGATGCGCAGGGGGATTTCGCGGATACCTCCGACAGCTTCGCCAATCAGCAAAAGCTGCTGAAGGCAAATATCCAGCAGACGGCAGGCGAGATCATGCAAAACATGCTGCCGGCGCTCGCCGGTGCGATGAAGGAGGCCAATGGCTTTATCAAGAGCCTTGATACGGCGGCGATCGGACAGTTTGTCGGCAGCCTTGCAGACATGGCTGTGGCGTTTATGCCGCTCGTGATGGATCTGATGCCGCTCTTCGGCAACCTGATCGGAATGATCATGCCGCCGCTGCTGCAGATCGGTCAGGCAATTATTCCAATCATCGTGCAGGTGGTGCAGACCCTGATGCAGGTGCTTGAGCCGTTGATTCCTCCGGTCATGCAATTTGTCCAGGTGCTTCTGCCGCCTCTGCAGACGTTGCTCACGGCAATCTCTCCGCTCCTTACGGCGTTGGCAAATCTGCTGGGCAACGTGCTCGGCCCGGTGCTCAAGGTGGTTGGAGCAATTTTTCAGGCGATCTGCGACCTGATCGCGGCCTTTGCAAAGCCAATTACTGACTTTATCAATGGGATTGTCAATTTCTTTGGGGGCGGAGGTAAGGCGCAGGAGCAACTATCGAATGTATCTGCATCCGACCTGGAGATGCAAAACTATGCGCTTGGCGGCTTCTCTGCCCGGCCAGCGATTTTCGGTGAAGCGGGACTTGAGGCGGCGATCCCGATTAAGCCCGGCAACCCGCGCAGCATTGGCCTTCTGCAGCGCACCGCGCAGCTGCTTGGAATAGGGACCCTCAATGAGGGCGACGACCAAAAGCAGGAAATCAACTTTACTTATGCGCCGGTCATTTACGCGGAGGGCGACACGGGCCCCGTCGAGCAGATGCTGCGCCGCGGCGCGGCGGAGATGCGGCGGATGATCGAGGACTTTTTCTCTGATAGGGGGCGGCTGGCATGGGAGTAGAGGGCTTCGACTATGTCACGATGCAGGGGGACACCTTCGACATGCTGGCGCTTGATGCCTATAATGATGAGTTTCAGGCGGTAGAACTCATCCGGGCAAACCCGAAGCATGCCGGGGTGGTCGTGTTCGACGCCGGCACAACCCTCCGCATTCCCTATCTGCAGGCGGCCCCGCCGGAATCTCTGCCGCCTTGGAAGAAGTGACCGAAATGGCAAAGGTGCTTTATAATGGCAAGGACATTTCCGCTGACGTCGAGATCGGCGTACTCGACGTCAGCGACAGCTGCGGAGATCAGATCGACGCAATCGATGCTGTGTTCGCGGACAGTCGGGGACAGTGGAGCGGCTGGAAGCCGCAGAAAGGCGAGACGCTGGACGTCGAGCAGGACGGATACCGGGCCGGCCAGATGTGGATCGACCGGATCCGGCAGCAGAATGGCAAGCTGGCGCTGGGGGCGATCAGTCTGCCTCCGGCCGGACGGACGCCCCGGACGAAGGTGTGGGAAAATGTAACGCTTCTCACGCTGGCCGCGGAGAAGGCGGCGCTCTACGGCCTGACGCCCGAGTTTTATGGGGTGCCGTCCTATCCGTACGCACGAGTCGATCAGATTTCCCGCAAGGACTTCGGATTCCTGCAGGAGCGTGCGAGACTCGAGGGGTGCACGATGAAACTCAGTGACGGGAAGCTCGTCATCTACTCGGACGCCTATATGGAGTCTCTGCCAGCGGCCCGCAGGATCGATGCGTCCGAGTTCTATGGGCCTCCAAACTTTGACGATTCGGCCGGGCAGACCTATAGCAGCTGTACAGTGAGCTGGGGAGATTTCTCCGCAACGCACACGGACCCCGGCTGCCTTGGCCCGGAAAGGATCGTCAGCAATATCCCGGTCAGCTCGATCGGCGAGGCGCAACGGTTTGCGCGATACCTCCTGCGGGACGCCAACAAACGAGAGACGCGAGGGGAGATTTCCGTGCTGCTTGATACAACGATCGCAGGGGGCAGCGTCGTGGAGGTGACCGGGATGGGACTCAGCGACGGCCGGTATTTCGTGGAGCTCGCCCGGCACAGCTTTGCCGAGCAGGTCACGACCCTGCAGATACGCAGGTGCTTTGAGAGGTATTGACATGACAGTCATTGGGACGGTATCCACTGCCGCGGGCGGGCTCTATCAGGTGATCGTAGGCGGCCGGCTTTCGGCGAAGATTCCTGCCGTGCGCAGCGCGTACCGGCTGGATATCGACTTTGAGGCAAAGAGTTGGGAGGAAAAGTCCCCGCAGGTTGGGGATCGCGTTCTGTGCATCTTTCCCGGAGAGGCGTATGTAGACGGCTGGATCGTCGGCATTTTGGAGGGATAGATTATGGTAGTCGGCAAGTTTGGCAGCCAGCAATTTGTGGTCAGCTCCTCGACGATCCTGCCGATCGGGGACATTACGATCAGCGCCGGCACGGGAACGTCGACCGAGAGCGCCGCTCAGGGAAAGAAAGGCGCGACAAAAGTCAGCGGTCCGAGCCTGCGTAAGGTAAGGCTGACCCTCCAGCTCAACGCCTCGCTGGGCGTCGAGGTCCGGACGGCGATCGACAGCTGGATGCAGCTGGCTGAGGCTGGAACGCCAAATCCGCTGATTATCTGCGGACAGGCGGTCAGCGCCAACAAGTTCCTGCTGAAATCGTGCAGTGCGAGTGACATTACAATCGTCAGATCCAAGGGGGCTGCAAAAATGGCGATCGCGAAAATGTCATTGGAGTTCGAGGAATACCTGCCGCCCGGGGCACAGACCGCGGCGTCCGGTAAAAAAACAGGATCATCCATCGCAGTGAATAATGCCTATGACATGCCGACCTCAGAGGAGAAGGGCGACATGAAGCGGGTGAATCCGGGAATGGGAGGATGATGGATTGTGGTTGTCTCCAGCGCGGGATGGATCGATTGGAGCGTCAAGGGGCGCGACCGCATCGCGCAGAACGTGCGGAACCTGATCAATACCTACCGCTATGAGGTCGCTTACCACCGAACGATGGGGCTGCCGGCGGAGATTATCGACGCACCAACGCCGGAGGCAATGGCGGAATTGGGCGTCGAAGTCCGGGCGCTGATCGCGCGTTATGAGCCGCGGGCAAGGGTAGAGGACGTCGTCTGCACCCCGGGCGAAGATGGAGAGATACAGGTGGAGGTGATACTGGCTTGATCAGTTTTTTGACGACGGATCCCAAGCAGCTGCTGGCTGAGGCGGTGAGCAGATATGAAGGGTATTCGGGCGAGTCCCTGATGCCGGGCGACGAGCACTACATCTTTCTGGCCCAACAGGTGGAGCTGGTGGTGGCCGCGCGTGAGGAGATCAACCGAATCGCGAACCAGAACCTGCTGCGGTATGCCGAGGGCGAAATCCTTGACGCCTATGGGGAACAGTTCGACGTGGAGCGCCGGCCGGCGAGTCATGCGACGGTAACGCTGGAATTTCGGCTTATGGCCGCATTGAGTTTTGACGTCCAGATCCCGCGCGGTGCACGGGTGACACCGGACGGCAAGCTGAATTTCATCGTCCAGGACGGTGCGGTAATCCCGGCCGGGGATACCGCGGCCCGGGCGGATGCTGTCGCCGAGGAGGCGGGAGCGTTGTACAACGGCTTTTTGCCAAACCAGATCCGCAGCATTGTGGATCCGATCGAGTACGTCGACAGCGTGACCAACGTAACGGCCAGTGCCGGAGGAGCCGACGTTCAGGACGACGACAGCTACCGGGAGCAGATTCGTTTGAGTTGGGAAGCGATCTCCACCTGCGGATGCAAAGAGGGATATGAATACTGGGCGCGGACGGCACCCTGGGATATTGTGGACGTTGAGGCAGTCAGCAATGCGAACAGCGAGATCACGATCTACGTCCTGATGGAAGACGCGTCAACTCCATCTCAGAAGGTGCTGGATGACGTGCTCGCAGCGACATCGGCGGATAAACGCCGCCCCTTGACTGATAAGGTCACTGCGCAGGCGGCGGTGACAAAAGCATACAACGTCCGCTTGACATACTACATCGATCAAAACGACGCAACTGACGAAGCAAAGATCAAAAAAGCAGTGGAGTCCGCGGTGTCAGATTACGTGGCCACGCAGAAAAGGTCGCTTGGAGGGAACCTGAACCCGGATATGCTGAGGAGGGCGATCCTGCGGGCGGGCGGATATCGGATCGACATCACCGAACCAGTGTTTACCGAGCTGCAGCCGCAGGAGGTGGCCGTGCCGGGTACCATCTCCATTACCTATGGGGGGCTGCTGTGATGATGAATTTGAAAAACCTTGACCTGTTGGGCCTTCAGACCGCATATATGCGCCGAGATTTGATCACGCAGGCGACGTGCTACGCACTCGAGCCGTTCTGGATTAGCCTGTCGGAGGTCATCAACATGGTTCTGGTCCTGCCGATGATCGACCACTTACCTGAAGCGGCGCTTGATGAGCTCGCTTGGCAATATCACGTCGATGCCTATGATGCGACAGCAGCACCGGCCGAAAAACGCAGGATGATCAAAAGCAGCTTTACGGTTCATAAGTACAAGGGCAGCGTATATGCCGTTAAACAGCTGGTGGACAGCGTGTTTGGCGCGCAGGCAAATATCGTCGAATGGTTCGATTACGATGGGCAGCCATATCATTTCAAGGTTGAGGTCTACTGTATTGACCGTGGAGCAGGGGAAGCTGATATCCGCCGCGCGGAACAGCTTGTCGAGGCGGGGAAAAATCTGCGCTCGATTCTGGATGAGATCCGGCTGGTTCTGATCGGCGTCGCGCAAACTGGAATTGCCGCAGCTGCAATTCAAAGCGAGGCCGTGACGGTCTACCCAAAGGAGGCGGTCTGATGGCGGAGCAGTATTATACGATTACGACCAACGCCGGTGATGAAGCGATCGCGGCGGCGTTGGCATCCGGAACCACGAAGACGTTTGTATATGGTGCTGTGGGTGACGGTGGTGGGAATTATTACGAGTTGACGAAAGACCAGACAGCACTGCGGGGTGAAAAATGGCGCGGCAACTGTGAAGTCTCCAAGGATCCCGGGAATTCCAAGCGAGTGATCGTCACGTTCTCAATCCCTTCGACGGTCGGTGGCTTTCAGGTGCGCGAGGCGGGCGTCTTTGACGCTGACGGCGTGCTGATGGGTGTGTCGAAGCAGCCGCTTTCGGATAAAGTTGCGCCAGACTCGGGCGCAAGCAAGGATATGTCGATTCGCCTGTATTTCGAGGTCGTCGATCCTGGTGCGGTGACGATCACGGTGGATTCGTCAGCGCAATATGTGCCGCGCTCGGAATTCGATGATCATGTAAGCGATACCGACATTCACATGGAGGTTGGAGAAAAGGCGAGCATTGCGACACACTTGGCAGATAAGATCGCCCATATCACAGGTGATGAGCGCAGAGGATGGAACAGCAAGGCCTCGGCCGCAACCTACACCGTCTCCCTTCCCGCTTCCGGATGGACGGGAAACGGCCCTTACACGCAGGCGGTATCCGTTGCGGGAATCCTCGCGGACGACCGGCCCATCTTCGGCCCCGTCTACTCGGGGACGAATGACGAGAAGATCGAGCAGTCGATCATGGCGGGGTTCGTGTCCTCCTGTGAGACGGCGGCGGGAAGCGTGACCTTTACGGCCCTGCTGGCGAAACCGGAGGTTGACCTGACGATGCAGTTAGAGGTGATCCGGTAATGGCACAGGGTATCCCTATCCTGAAAGACGCGCCATACAACGTCCTGACGGTGCCGAACTATGTCCGCAGCCTCGTGGTGACGACGAAACCGGCGCAGGTCATCGCGGCATACACGGCCCCGCCCGGTGTGGAGGCATGGACGGTCTACCGTCCCTCTGCGGAAGGGGTCCCGGCGCATCCCTATGACGGCTGGCGCGTGGTGACGCCGCTCTCCGGGGACGCGGAAACGACCGTCGCGGTGACGCTCACGGAACATATCGTGAACGACACCGAATATGTCGTGCGGGTATTCATCCGGGGGAGGTTGGGGTTCCAGACGAGGGTTGGGGGAGCGGTGGCAACGGCGACGCCGGTTGCGGGAATCCCTCTTGGAGAATGGGAGCTGGGTTCGATGATCAATGTTTCGCGCGGCGGTGCAACTTGCTTATGGCGTAAGGTATCAAACAGTTATAACGGCAACGTCGAAATCATCCCACTTTGGTTAGAAACCATTACAGAGTCCCGCGCTGCAAAATATAACAGTATTTCCACGAGCAATGGGGTCAACACATCGGCGTGGGAACAATCGGATAACAGGACTTATCTAAATGGAGACTTCTATAATGCTTTTGATCGCAAAGATTTGATCGTATCCACCCGCGTTCCTTCCACATCGTTTTATGGCACCGGAGGGACGAACAACGACGCAAGCAAACGGCAGATTGTATACACAGATGACTTCGTTTTTCTCCCGTCCTCTACGGAAATAGACGGAAGTACCCCTAATTACGGTAAAACTGAGGGTGCTCAATTTGCGTTTCTTACCAACACGCAAAGGCGCGCCCCAGTTGGGGCGCAAAATTACCAGCTTCGCACGCGATATCCCTACGGCCCATCCTCTTATGACGGAATGGTGGACGCGAGCGGAACGGTCAGCGGTAACGGCTCGGGGAAAACGCTGGGTATCCGCCCGGTCATCTGCCTGCCAGCAAGCACGTTGATCTCCCCGGAACCCAACCCCGACGGCAGCTACAGTCCAATACTGTGAGGTGACATGATGGCAAACTACAACGTCTTAACCCTGTCGGAGCCGGTGACGGACTTCGTTGCGACGACCTCCCCGGAAACGATCAACGTACAATGCAGCCTCACGGAGGACGCACAGCGCAAGAGAGTGTGGGCGGTCTGCAAGGCCGGGGGAGTACCGGCGCATCCGTATGACGGGGTGCGGGTGCTCATGACCGGGGATTCCCTCGTGACGGCGATGATCTCGGGCCTCGTCAACGACACCGAATACGGCGTGCGGTTATTCGTGGAAGGCAAATTCGGATACCAGACGGCATTGGAGGGGGCCACGGCGGCGGCGACACCGAGGGCGGGGCAGTACTTGGGGGACATGCCAACAGAAACGGTAATCAATTTGCCATACACGGACGCAGGCTACTTCCAAGGTGTCTTGATTACGATGGATCATGCCGGGTTCCCCGCAGATTCAGTGACGTTATGGGGAACCGCTGTATATGAAAAGATATCAACCACCTATAGCAATCTGGTTGATACACTTAATACGGCATTGGACGCTTTCAGTGACCGGCTTGCCTGCGCGGATAAAATCATGCCCACCACTTCAAGATGGTCTTCGTACGTAACTGCCGACCGGACATTTCGCGCATTCCTCTTATCGAGCACTGAGATTGCAGCGAACTGGTCATCCAGTGATCCGGTAAACGGCACCCTTATTGACTATTTCTCTGGAGATGCTTCGGCGGCGAAGGCGAAGCGCGTAAGAGGACAAACATATTACACACGAAACCTCGGACCGACATCGACATCGGGAAAATACTACAGCTGCGTAGTCACCTCGGACGGAGGGGCGGTACTGAACGGCGGTCAATCCGGTTCGACAAGTACGAGTAATTGGATTGTACCCGCGCTCAATCTCCCAAAATCTACACTGGTAAAAACTGAGCCCAATGCGGACGGGTCTTATGATCTGCTTTAAGGAGGCATCCACATGATCTACACAAACACCGGGACCACCATCCCGGCGACCCTCACCGACGCGCCAACGGCCTACAAGGACGGCGTGACAGACGCCCTCTGGCACCCGGCAATTACCCTGACCTTCGACCGCGAGATCACCGACGCCGAAATCGCGGCCCTGCTCGCGGGAGCGGTGAGCATCCAACAGGACGACGGACGGTATCTCACGGTCTACACCCTCGACGGGCGGCGTATCCGGCATCACCCCACATCGGTGACACTGCCCTACATGGCAAAGGCCACACAGGAGAGCCCCACGGGCTTGCAGCGGGAGATCACCGGACGGGAGCTGGCCCTCGCGGCGGCAGAACAGCGGTACACAGCCGCAGTGCTCCACGCGGCGGCGGAAGGAGGAACGACATGACCTACGATGAGATCAGCGGGAGGTATGGCAAACGCTACCTGACGGACAAGCAGCTTGACGGGATGGGGGCCGCAGAGGGCGACCCGGAGATCACCGAGAACTGCGTGGCCGTCGGGTGGATCACGCAGGCGCAGGCGGACGCAATCCGGGCGGGGGCCGCCGACCCGGAGAAAGCGGACATGCGGGCGGCAATTGATATCTACGAAGGAGGCGGTCAGTGATGTATGCGGAGAGGGCGGCGGCCACGATGGCAAGATACCGGCAGACGGCGGCGACGGCCACGGACGAGGCGGCGGTAAAGTCCCCCGAGCTCTTCCCCGTGTGGGACGCGGGCGGCGCTTCCTATGCCGTGGGCGACCGGGTGCGGTATGGCGAACTTCTGTACAGGTGCCTGACGGCGCATACCTCGCAGGAGAGCTGGACGCCCGACGCGGCCCCGAGCCTGTGGGTGCGCATCGACGACCCGGCGGTCGAGTGGCCGGAGTGGCGGCAGCCTGCCGGGAGCACGGACGCATACCCGAAGGGGTCGAAAGTGTCCCATAAGGGTAAGCATTATATCAGCCAGATCGACGCGAACACCACCGAACCGGGGACGGACGAGCGGTGGTGGAAGGAAGCAGAATAACGCAAAAATGCCGCCCTTTGGCGGCACATGTGAAAGGAGCTGCTACATATGAAAATCAACTGGACAGTCCGAATCAAGAACCCGCTCTGGTGGGCGCAGATGGCCTGCGCCGTCGTCCTGCCCATCCTCGCATACTTCGGCCTCGCGTGGGAGGACATGACGACATGGGCGTCGATCGGCGGCGTGCTCCTGCGCGCGGTACAGAATCCCGTTGTGGTGGTGTCCGTGCTCGTCAGCGTGTTCAATGCCCTGACCGACCCGACCACCGCAGGCGTGAACGACAGCGTGAGGGCCATGACCTACGAGACGCCGCACAAGGATACGGAGGCGGGCAATGGCTGATGTGATCGCACGGGGGATTGATATCTCGTCCCACCAGGGCGATATCGACTTTACCAAGGTCAAGGCGGCGGGCTACAGCTATGTGATCATCAAGGCGGGGCAAGGGCTGCGGGAGATGCAAACCTTCAAGGGCAGGTATCTCCCCGCCGTACTCGCGGCCGGTCTCGATTGGGGCGCGTACTGGTGGAGCGATGCGGTGACGGTTGACGAGGCCGGGACGGAGGCGCGGGCATTCGTCAAGGTGCTTGACGGCCTCCGCCCCACATACCCGGTGTACATGGACCAGGAATACGAGTCCCCCTGCGGCAACGCTTGGGGCGTGGGTAGGGGAAAGCAGCTTCGCACCGACATGGCAAAGGCGTTTTTGGGCGTGCTCCAGGACGCGGGTTATTATGCGGGGCTGTACGCCTCGAAGGATTGGCTCGATTACTGGGTGGACGCGGGGCAGCTTACCGCCTATGACAAGTGGGTGGCGCAATACGCGCCCTGCTGCACCTACCAGGGAGTGTATGGCATGTGGCAGCGGACAGGCGGAGGGACGTGCCCGGGGATCAGCGTGCCGGTGGATATCAACGAGTGCTACCGGGATTACCCCGGGATCATGCGGGCGCACCGGCTCAACGGATGGACACCGCCCAGCACGCAGGACAAGCCCGCAGAGGCCCCGGAGGAAGAGACGGTAAGAATCCCGACAGAAGAGCTGAAGGCCGCTTACTCAGCCTTGCAAGCCGCTCACGACGCAACCGGGGAGGCAATCGAAAAGTTAAAGAAGATGCTGGGGGTGTAGGCATGGACGACATCGAGCGCCGGGTGATCGAAACGGAAGCGCGCAGTAAATCCAACTGCAAGCGGCTGGATAAGCTCGAGGAAAACACCGAGGCGGTACAGAGGCTGGCGACATCGGTTGAACTGCTGGCGCAGAATATGCGACAGATGACGGATGAACAGGTCAGACAGGGTGAGCGCCTCACGGCACTTGAGATGCAGCCCGCGAAGCAGTGGAACACCATGAAACGGACCATTTTTACCACGGTGGTGTCGACGATTGCGGGCGGGATTGTCGGAGCGATGGTCACCTTGCTTGCGGGTGTGATGGGTTAAGAAAACGGGGCGGCTTCTGGTTATTCCGGTTGCTGCCCCGCTGTTTTCATATCCTCGTCGATCAGCTTATTGATGTACTCGTTTCGGCTCATGCCCCTCGCTCGGGCATAGGCTGTTATTATGTCGCCCTTTCCCTTTTCAACCGTAAGAAGAAAGCGATCAAATTTTAGCCGGTTATAATCATCCTTTGATAACCTTTGGCCATCTACAACATAGGGCTTATCTACCATGTTTATCACCTCAAAGCTATTATAGCACATTCGCGCCGATACTGATATCACTAAAATACACAAATCTGATATCAGTATTTCGGTGTTTTGTCAATAGGCAATTACTGATATCAGTAGTATAATATAGACAAGAGGTAAGGCAAGGGGCCATGAAAGGAGGATGGCCCGTGACGAGCAAAGAGTTTGACCGGCTCCCACAGGATGATCGGCAAAGGCTCTGGCAAGAGGCAAAAAATAAAGCGGCCAGTTGCGCTAACAACTAACCGCATAGCAAAGACCCAGTAGCACGACCAACTAAGCCCCTTGCCTTGCTTCTATTATATCAGACCGCACGATGAAATACAAGCCCGCCCCGGAGGAACGAGGGCAGTACGATTGATAATTTGAGGAGGACACGAAAATGAAAAGAGAGCAGTTTTTAAGAAACCGTCTGGAGATGGCCTCGCATAACCTCATGTGCTATTCTGCGAACTATTCAATGACGGAGCCAAAGGAGGGGTTCGAGGCGGAATACAAAGAAGCCTCCGAAGAAGTGGAAATGCTTCAAGCGTGGCTCAAGGAGTTCCGCGCTGATCGGATTGATGCTATGAGAGAGTTCATCGGGCATATCAACGGCACCCAATATGGTAAGACATGGGACGGCGAACCCTGCGCAACAGAAATTGAGTTCGAGGTTGACACCGGTGATTGGTACACTAGAGGCGATGTGCGGCTTTTCCATCTTGGCGTGGAAGTGCAGGGCTGGTTCATCGGAGAACACAACGCCTGTGGAAAATACGACATCGAAAAGGACCGCAGAGACAGCCGCCTGCTGAAAATCACGGTAGACTCCATCAACTGCGTCCGCTACATCGAATGGGTTGTCAACGAAGAACAGTAAAGTTCACCCCGCCCCGGAGGTCACGAGGGCAGAAAAGGAGATTACCATGGATTACAAGCGCACAATAACGGAACCAGACGGCACGCACATCATCATCTATCAGGACAACGGATGGGAGCAGCATATCAAGGTCTGCGACGACGGGAGCCGCGAGGAGTGGCTGGAGCCAGACCACCAGTAACAAGACAACCCGCCCCGGAGGTTACGAGGGCAGAAAGGATAAGACGATGAAAGTAAGAGAGCTTATAAGCAAATGTCATTTGTACCCCGGGCAGCACACCACGATCCATGACCGTGGTGGAACCAAAAAGAAGTATGTTAGCACAAACCGCTATGCTTTTAAGTTGGGCAGTGACATCACCGAGTACCTGCTCGGTTTGAAGGTCAATAGCTTTGAGTGCAACGAATCTGGGTTGACCATTAACGCAGAGTGAAAACATGCCGCCCTTCGGGGCGGCTTTCATTTTACCACTTTGCATTCATGAGCGGCTTTGTCGTCGCGCAATCCCTTGAACACCGGCTGCCGCATCCCTCCGTTTGCGGTCCGCTCCATGAACTTCACCGTGCATACGAGGTCGGGGGTTATCCACTCCGCCTGTTCGTTTCCGTGGCCCGCCGGTACTTCCATAGCGGGCGCGGCGACGGTATTGTGCGCCTCGATGCGGCGGAAATCCTCCCCGGACACCCCAAGCGTCACATGGCCCTTGTAGACGAGCGCGGGGCCGTCGTACTGCCCCAGCACGATGCTCGTCATGTGGTCGGATTTGCGGATGTATCCGCACACGACGAAATCGTCGTCCAGCAGGTTCTTGCACTTGATCCAATCCTTTGTCCGCTTGTCAAGATAGTACCGGCTGTCCCGGCGCTTCGCGACGATGCCCTCCAGCCCCGCCCGCTCGGTGAGCTTATACAGCTCGACGCCGCCCCGCTCGACGACGCGCGAAACCGCCATGCGCCCGCTTTCAGAAACCGTCCCGCGCAGGATGTCCTTGCGTTCGGTGAGCGGCAGGCCGGTGAGCTGCGCCCCGTCCAGATAGAGGATATCGAACGCGACAAAAGAGGCCGGCAGCTTGTCGGCGGCCAGCCTGATTTTGAAGGGATTGGACATGAGCGAGCGCCGCTGCACCTCGGAGAAGTTCGGCTTCCCGTCTTTGAGAACGATGTATTCCCCGTCGAGGATGCACCGGCCCTTCGCCTGCCGGTGGAGTTCCGACAGCTCGGGAAAGATCGGGAGCATCCGCTTGTTGCGCTTGTTGCGCAGCTCGGTTCCGTGCTTTGGGTCGAGATAGACGATCGCCCGTTCGCCATCCAGCTTCAATTCGTAGAGGAAATCGGGGTCGTCGAACGCTTCCGCATCGGCGCCGATCAGCATCGGCTTGACGTCCTTCTCGTCGAAGATATCCATTACGCGCCCTTCTTCGGCCTGCCGCGCTTCGGCTTTGCGGGAGGCTCGGCCTGTTCAATGCTCGCCTTGAGCGCGTCCATGAGGTCGATGACGTTGCCCTGCTGCTCCGCTGCGGTGGCGACGATCTCCTGGCCGGCGATCTTCTTCGCGATCAGGTCGCGCAGGCGTTCCTGATACTCGTCTTTGTAAGCGGCGGGTTCAAACGGCTTCTCCATCGAACCGATGAGCGTCTTGGCCATCGTCAGTTCCGCGTCGCTGACTTCCGGATGCGTAAACTCCTTGGGCAGCTCCTTGATCTCGGCGGCGTAGAACATCGTCTCGATCAGGATGCCGTCGTCGGTGGGGATGATGCAGAGCAGCGTCTCGCTGTTTCCCATGACGGTCTTTGCGATCGCCACCTTATTCTCGTCCCTCATCGCGCGGCGGAGCAGCTCGAACGCCTTTTCCCCGCCCGTCTCAGGGACCGCGTGGTAGGTCTTGTCGTAGTAGATGGGGCGGATGCTCGAAAGATCGCAGAAGTGAAGGATCTGGATGCTTTTGTCCTTCTCGGTTTTGATGCGCTCAAACTCGTCGTCGGTGACGACCACGTATTTATCCGGCTCATACTGGAAGCCCTTGACGATATCCGAGCTGTTAATCTCCTTGCCGCAGGAGGCACAGACCTTCTTGTAACGCACCCGGCTCATATCGTCCTTGCACAACTGGTTGAAACGGACGTCGACGTCCTGCGTGGCCGTGTACAGGCCGACGGGGATGTGCACCAGCCCGAAGCTGATAGCGCCTTTGTGGGATACTGCCATACGATCACCTCGGGCATATTTTACCCGGATGAATATCAAAAATCCTCCCGCTTTTGCGGGAGGATTGATTTATGAGGCGGTCCGTTCCAGCATTGGCGGAACCGCGCGGAGGATCTCCATCGCGGCCCCGAGGCCGCCGATCCACTCCGCGATTCTCGCGCGGGGGAGCACCACCGGCATCCGGTTGTGGACGTCGGCAATGGATTCGTTCGCGGCGGTGGTCAGGATGACATAGCGGGGTTCCCCGGCAAACTCGTTGTAAAGTCCCGCCATGTAAAGCGCATCCTCGCCGGGCAGGCGGAAGCGGTATTTGGTCTTGTCCGCCGCCCACTCGTAGAAGCCGGTGGACGGGATCACACAGCGGCGCTGCTCGAGGCACTTGCGGAACATCGGCTTGTCCGGGGCCGTCTCGGCGCGGGCGTTGATGACCACTCCCTTTTTATCGAAGCGCGGGAACCCCCACGCCAGCAGCTCGGGCACGGGTCGGTCGTCCCCGGCGACGAGCACCGGGGCGACGTTGGTCGGGTAGATTTCACCCATCTTGAATTCCCCGCGCTGCCGCCGCTCGACCTCCCGGACGATCTCCCGGATTTCGTCGCTCTCTTCCTGACTGAAATTGTACCGTCCGCACAT